CCTTACGGTTATCAATCGTAGTGATGATACTGAAGCAAAAATCGAATTAGAAATAACGGGCATTTAGGAGGTGAGATCATGATAACACCAGAAGAACTGAGAGAACTAAAGGACTTCAAAATCAATATAGACAATGATGAAATTCGTTTTAAGGAAATCATCAAAAGGAAGCTACTTGCAAATAAAAAGATCTTGCATGTTCTCAGCGACAAAAAACTTGAGGAAACTGGGGCTGAACCGGATGAATATTTTGGGCGAAATATCATTCCTTATTACATGATCTCAAATACTCAAACAGACGTACAAAATTTTATTTGCTATGAAATTTCTTTTGACGAAATGCCAAAATATAACAGTGTCTTTAAGTACAATCAAATCATATTCTACATTTTATGTGGACTTAAGAATGGAATTGATAAGGCTACTGGCATTGCTCGACATGATCTACTAGCCGCCCTAATTTTAGATGAGTTCAACTGGACGAATTATTTCGGGAATCAGATTCACTGCGTACAAAATAAGCCAAGCATTGTGGATACAAATTATGCTTGCCGCACACTGATTTTTGAAATGGAAACTCCAGCTGGAATAACAAAAACAAGAAACAAAAAACCAAAGGTTGTAACAAGTGAGGTACATACATGAGCGAAAAACTAAAATTCGACATGACTCAAATGTATTATAGGCAACCTTTTAAAGTCAATGATCGAATAACTATCTACCAGCCCAGTGTTGGAGATATTATCGAATTTGGTGAGAATGATTTTTACAACAGCGTACTTAATCCGTTCGTTACTAATTCTACTTCCTATCGCGTGATGTTGTGGGACAACGGAATTGACTGGAACAAAACGAGCGACTTTGAGTTATTTGCTATGTTGTACAAAAGCATTAGCTCTACGGAGCTATTATTCCACGATTTTTCGTTTGCTGGATATGATCCATACACTCAGACCATTGATGGAAAGAGTTCTGTCGTTTTATGGAATAAAGATGTAGATGATATTATAACGGAGCAAGACTATGTCATCATGTCCCAATATATTCGAACATTATTTAACATATTCCCAAAAGCGGAAAAAGTCAAAGGAAAAATTTTAAAAGAAGAAATAATCAATCAAGATCGCATAAAGCAAAGGGAGAATGAAAAACAAGAACATTCTCCTTTTTTATTGCCCTTAATATCATCTTGTATGAATCACCCAGGCTTTAAGTATCGAATTGATGACTTAAAAGATCTGGGGATTTTTGCGTTCATGGACAGTGTACAGAGATTACAAATCTATGAATCTTCTATTGCTCTTTTACATGGTGCATATGGTGGATTTGTTGATTCATCTAAGTTGGATAAAAACGAAATGAATTTTATGCGTTCGATTGAGAAATAAAATTTGGGCATTGCCCACAGGAGGAAAAATATGTTTAAATTAGGTAATATCTATATTGACCGTGCTTTATATACCGTGTTCAAGGACGTTAAGGGCGGTCTGTTAGGAACCGCAAATCAGGTTCAGAATTTTGCCATTGATATTACATCAGAGTCCAAGGAAATTAAGGACGCTAGAGGTAATTTGATCAAGAAGATTCCTACTTCTAAGGCAGGAACAATTACATTAACCAGTCAGATGCTACATATTCCGACTCTGGCTATCGCAAATGGTAGTGATATCATTTATGCCAGCGATTCAAAGAAGGAGGAAGTGATTGATATCATCAAGGTTGCCGCTGGAGCAACTGACCTCACTTTTGATAATGCGGCTGATGGTTCTGTTGAAGTGTATGAATATCGCGAAGACGGTGGTACTGGAAAACAGTATACTCTTGGTGCAACTGCAAGTGCAACACAGTATGTATTTGATGAGAAGAAGAAACTGACCCTGCCGACTGATACAGACGCAACAGCATATCTTATCATGCTCAGAAGAGAAGTGGCTACCGGAGCACTTGTTGAGAATAGCGCTAAGAAGTTCCCGAAGACTGTTGCAATGTATACCGTTGCTCTGTATGGTGATCCGTGTGCTGAGGAAAGAAAGCGTGTAATCATTGAGTGCCCGTCCGTTCAGCCGGCTCCAGATACTAGCTTTGATTTACAGTCTGACTCTACTTTTGAGTTCAAGGGTGATCTGCTGACAAGTTACTGCGGTAATGGAAACGGTACTCTGTATCGTCTACACTTCACAAACGAGGTAGCTGAGGACGACGAGGATTGAGTTCCTTCCTTATTTAATAGGCTCCCGGTCAATATGGCTGGGGGCTTAATTTTTTGAAAGGATTTTGACATGAAAAAAAATGATTTAAGAACTTGCATCTGCTGTGGCAAAGAATATGAATATTGCCCAAGATGCGGTAAATATGATCAGTATCCTCGCTGGATGACTAATTTCCACGATGCTAACTGTCGCGAAATATTCCAGACTGCAATTGAGTATATGTCGCATAACATTACAGATGATCAGGCTCGTACTCGATTAGATAAGTGTGATTTGTCTAATAAAGTGACATTTGATTCCACTGTTCAGAGAATGATTGACACGTTATATCCGCCAAAGGTTGAAATTATGCCTAAGCCAGAAGTTACTGAGTCAGAAGAAACTGAGCAGCCACTTGTTAGAAAAAAGATCAAAATTAAAGGTGGACAGTCCCACCAGTAAGGAGTAACTATGGGTGTATATTTGGATCACGCTGCAACTGCTCCGCTGTCGGACGGCATGAAAGCCTATCTTA